GGCGGCCCTTCGCAGCGGCCTAGCGCCAGCCGTTGCCTGCGTAGCGTGGCGCGAGTTGCCCGATTTGTCCTGCCACCGCGCTACGGCACCGTCCGCCGCAACGAGCGAGCCGCCGGTTGTGGCGTCGTAAAGCGACCCGGCGTCGGCCGCGTCAAGCCAGAGTTGAAGGCCGGAAATGCTGGTCGGGTCTGCAAACGCACGCGGCCACGTCCCCGCCCGCTTCAACGCCTCCGCCTCACGCAGCGTCCAAATGCCGCCAGCCGCAGAGTTGCACGCCGACGCCGCCGGGGCTGGGTTGTGTCCGATGAATCCGCCGCGTGGCCTGCTCATGTCGCTACCGTTGTGATGTAAGGAACTTAGACTTCAGGAGTGGGTTCTGGCTCAGGGGCCGGTGGAGCGGTCAACGCCGCGCGGGCCGCCCCGTAGGCGAGCATGATCTGTTCGTATTCCGCGAACGGCAGCGTGTGCGTCACGCCGTCCATGTCCTCCACCGTGACGGCGGGCGAGCCGACGCCCAATTCTGCGGCACGCTGATTCAGGACATAGAGTCCCGTGAGCAGTGCAACGTCATCCGGTTGCCAGCCCAAACGCCAGCCGAGTCCGGTGTCATAGCCCGCCTCATACGGCGTCGGCTCCGGTGGCGGTGGAGGAGGCGGGAACAGAGCGTCCAGATCGTCCTGCGTCAGCGTCGAACGGCTCCAGCCGGTCGCCGCCAGCACGGCCTTGTCGTTGCCCCACTGGCCCGGATCGGTGCGGGTGCTGCCGTCAGGAAGCCTCACGCGGAACGGGAGTTCCAGCGCGGCTACGCCGTTTCGACGCCAGCAAGAGTCGCCGATAGCAGGCATCATGTGATCCTTTCGTATGAGACTACGGCTTCAAGGTCGCCAGACGCCGAGGCTGTCGCGGTTAAATCGTCGCCTTCTTTGAGGTAGAGCGGGCGTCCCGAAATCACCTCGACGGTCGCATCGGCAGGCACGCTCACGGTCGAAGCGATCGACCAGGCGTTCGTGCCGGTTGCGAGCTTCACAGTCACGTCGGCGGCAGATGAGCCATCGATGTTCGCAACGTACATCGAGACAACGCGGATCGTCGCCGATGACGCTGTGCCGTTCGACACGATCGTGGTCGCCGCCGTGCCAACGGCTGCCGCAACGGACAGCCCTTCCACGGACGCTGGATTGTTCAGGTTCGGGTGTGCCATTTAATCGCTCCAGTGCCAGTTGCCGTCGAGTGCCTCAGCCCGCCATAGCGAGAGGCTGCCAGCCGTGATTTCTCCGCAGTCGATGTCGAGCAGGCTCACGATCTGATCCGACGCATCGAGGTAATACAGTTCCCCGTCCGCACGGTTTAGCGCCAACTCGCCCACCGCGAGCGACGAGGGAACCGCACCCGGCGTCGAACTCCGCTTGATCTGTATTACGTTTGCCATGCGTCGTCATGCCACGATCTCGCCGCAGTCGATCGCCACGATGCTTACGATGTTGTCTTGGTCGTCAAGGAAATACAGTTCGCCATCAGCACGGTTCAGCCCCAACTCGCCAGCCGCGAGCGACGATGGCCCGGCACCAGCGGCGTCAGAGGATTTCACGAGGATCGTGTTCGCCATCAGAACGTACCCCCGTCGATCGTCGCGTTATCAATCGTCGCCGACCAGGTGCCGCTTGTGATCGTGCCTACGCTGGTGAGGCTCGATGCCGTCACGCCACTGCCAAGCGTTGTCGCCGACAGCACCGACGTGCCGTTGATGTGATATTCCTTGCCCGTGAGCAGGTTCAGATGCTCACTGCTCGTCCAGGCGTCGGTCGCGTCGACCCAGTTGAGCGTCTTGTCGGTCGTGCCCTTCAGCGTGATGCCGCCACCGTCAGCGGTCGCATCGGACGGGCTTTCGGTGGACCCGAGTTCGATGTTTTTGTCATCAACCGTGACGGTCGTGCTGTTGACGCTCGTGACCGTGCCATTGACCGTGAGGTCGCCGCCAACCGTCAGCGATCCCGAGAGCGTGCCGCCAGTGAGCGGCAGATACGTCCCTGAGATGTCGGGGATGTCGGCAGCCGCCAGCGCACGAAACGCCGGGGCACCGTTGCCGCCAGAGGCAGGAGCGGCGAAGACGTGATTCTGCGTCTGACTGGCGAGCGTGGCCGAGAGCGTGCCGCTCGATGTGACCGGCGAGCCGCTGACCGTGAAGATGTCGGGCAGACTTAGACCTACGCTCGTGACGGTGCCAGCACCGAACGAGTCGATCCGATCGAGCACCCATGCCGTGGTAGCCACGCGAGTACTGTCATCGTTGGCATCTGGCGTGGTCGCGGTCGCGGCACCAAGCCCCGTCGTGCCGCTAAATGTGACGGTGCCACTGAACGTATAGGTGCCGCTCGCGGTCTGCGTGAGACCGCTCGACAGCCCGAGGTAGGCACCATCGCCGCCGATGGCAATCACGCTCGTGGCCGAGCCGCCCGCACCGCCTGTGCCCGTGCCGTAGTAGAGGATGTTCGACGCTTCGTTGAACGCCAGTTCGGCATTCGCCAGCGTGCTCGGTGCGCCAGCGCCGCTCGCAGCTGCCCGACGCTTGATCCTGAGAGTGTTTGCCACGATCTACCTCCTAATAGTTTCCGCCATCGACGAGCCCGGCTTCCGCGTAGTTGCGCCACTTGCTCGATGAATACCGCAGCACGTCGCCGTCCGCGAGCCCAGAGAGCAGCACGTCAGACGATCCGGCGATCGACGGCGAGCCAGCCGGGCCGGCGGAACCCTGCGGCCCGACGCCACCGCTCGCACTCGCCGTCACAGGCGACGAGCCAACCGCCGCCGTCACCGACGAGCCGCTGACGCTGGCTGTGATCTGGTTGCTGCTGACGCTTGCAACAATCATCCCACGACCTCCACCGTGCCTTGCAGGGCGGTGCGCTTCACGTTGCCAGGGGCATCCCACTCCAGACGCCACCCGTAAGTGCCAACCGGCAACGCCGCCGTCTGCGTTTCGGTGAGAGCCAGCGACACGACGCCATTCGGGCCGTCGCTCACGCTGGTGCTGATCGTCTCGACCAGTTCGCCAGTGACCAGCGACGTTATCACCGCAGTCACGGTGTAGCCGGTGAGCGTGGTCGGGTTGAAATCAATCGTTGTGCCAAGCTCATCGCCGCGCCGCAGAGAGAGACCAAGCGATCCCGGCAGCTGTGTGTACGTGCTCATCGGTAAGAACCCCAGCGGCAGGAATCCAGAAGCGACTTCACGCCAAACTCAGTTTCTTTGGAAATCGAACCCGTCAGTACGCTGCTGCGGGACTCATACCAGTGAGCGACCAGCATCAAGATCGCGTGCCGGATCTGCTGCGGCACACTGCGACCGTCTTCGCCGTACCCAGCCCACCACGTAACCGATGCACTGTTGTTGTCTCGCAGGTGCGGACGCCAGGCGTAGCCGTAGAGCGTCGAGATAGTGCCGGGCGTCGAGTTGCGGTCAACGCGGTAGGCAAATGTGTCATAGACCGCCGTCGTGCCGTTCTCAAAGGTGAACGTGATCGTCGTGGCAGTCTTGTCGGCAGCCTGTGCCATCGGCGGACGTGGCAACTCGATCGAGTCCAGGCTGCTATCCGGCAGCTTGTCGAGCCGCATCACCCACTGCGTATGCACCAGCGTGCGGTCCAGGTACTCCTCGACCCAGCCCCGAGCCGCTGCAATCAAAGACATGATGTATGCGTTGTCATCGTCGCTGTCGACTCGTAGATGAGACTTCGCCTCAGTCAGCGTGACGGGCTCGACAACCGGCTGCTGGCTGCGGGTGAGGCTGCGGTATTTCATGCCCGTCTTCGTCTCCGCTTCGGAGTGGCGTCTGCCGTCTCCACGACCGGCTCAACCGCCGCAGTCTCAATCAACTTTCGCTGCGTGTCCTCAACCGCGACCCGTTTGGCAATCAGTTCCGCCGCCATGCCGCCGGGAACCTCGACAACCTGTCCGCTGCGGTACACACGCCACGGACGTACAAATCTCAGTTTCCTCATTGCGGCAGGCTCCATGCAGTTTCAGGGGGCTTGTTGGTCTTCATGTAGTCGCTGGTCCACTGAAAAACAGGCTTCCCGAGATCCTTGCCGGGCCACGTCACGACGTACTCGCCATGCCCGATCGACACGCGCGGCGTGACGAAACACTTGTTGCCGCTGTCGCGCCATGTGCGCCAAAAGCCGATATCAGAGTCCACCCTGCCTTCACCGTATCCACCGACAGGATCGGGCTTCTCCCAGAACCACGGCTTCTTCATCCGCTTGAGTGCAGCCGTCGAAAGAATCGTGCAGCCGAAGTGCGCCGAATCTACCTGCTGCACAGGCTCAGCAAACCACGACGCAGGCAGCGTAGTGGTGCCGCCTTCCGGCGGATTGTCGAGCGTGTTCAAGAGCGTGAGCATTGGTCTGCCGTCTTCACGCTTTACCTGGAGCGGAGCTAAAGCATCGCACTGAAACGTCATAGCCATCGCAAAAAGCTGCTCAATGTCTTGGCGACTCACGAACGTGTCGAAGTCGAGCGTGATGATGTATTCGCACTGATCCACGAACTGTTCCATCATCCGGGTGAGCACCTGGCTCCAGAAGGCTCCCTGCCCGAGCGTCGGGCGGATGCCCAGCGGCATCAATGCCTGCGCCCACCCGAACAGGTTTGCCAGCGGGCCGAAGCGTGGGCCAGAGAGAATCGCCTCGGCACGGATCTCGACCTCGGTGCCACCTACCTTGACGATCATGCAACCTCCAAAAGCGAGAGCGGGCGGCCCCCGAATGGAAGCCGCCCGCTCATGGTTGCATCTACGTCAAGCCGGATCAGGCACCAACAAGGGCGATGACCGGCCCGGCGACGGTGTCGCTGCCGAGCGTGTGGTGGCTGATCGCCACCCGAGCCACGGCACGGATCACCGTCTGATCGCTCAGGAAGTTCACCTGATCGCTCGACGCGATCTCGATCCCGGCGCGGGTGCCGTAGATCGAGGAGTTCATCAGGTTGCCGTAGAGGCACATGATGACCCCGGTGGAGTCCGACGCAGCGGGCAGCTGGTCGGTCAGAACCACCTCGGAGCCGAGGAAGCTCAGGCCCATGCCCTGCGTCAGACCGGCAGACCCGCCCTGGTTCAGGTCGAGGTTCTGCATGCAGGTGGCGAAGAAGTACGGCGAGCAGTACCACTTCGCACCCTGGCGGCTGTGCTGAGGCATCTTGGCGATCATGGCAAGCATGTTCGCCTTCGTCACCTCGTCGGGCGTGTCACCGGCAGCCGTCACGAGCGAGGCCGCGTAGGTCGCAGCCGAGCCAGCGAGGAGACCGCCGGTGTGGGTGGTCACGAGACCAGCCACGGCAGGAGCGTTCGCAGGGTTGCCGTTGAACGCCACCGTCTCGACCGCGTTGCTAAGCGACAGGGCCAGCTCAGCAGCCAGCCAATCGCTCACGCTCACGATCGAGTCGGCCAGCAGTTCGCTGGCGACCACCACAGCGCCCGTCACCTTCTTCGCGGTCAGCGTGACCTGGGTGCTGGTCGGATCGCTGGCAGTGATCGCAGTGTTTTCCGCGATCCAGTACGCCGTCGAGCCGCCCGTCCGCTTCGGGAAGAGCACCACGTCGGAAGGCATCTGCACGCTCATGGCGTTGTTGGCGAACGCCGAGTACTGGTCGACGAGACGCAGCACGGTGCTGGAGAGGATGTCGGGCACGAAGGCCGAGCCGGTCGTGGAACCGGTCGAACCCTGAGCACGAGCCTCGACGCCGTGATCGACGCACCAACGCTTGGCGTCGGCATCGCCCATCCGGCTGCGGAGCCACATGCCCACCTTGTAGGCGTCCTCGACCTTGTCGAAGGCACGAAGCCGACCCGTGTAGGGCACAGCCTCGATGCGGGCCTTCTCGCTCCGCTCCTCAGTCACCTCAGGAGCCGGGGCACAGCGATCGACCACAGCCCGCAGGCTCTTGGCCGACTCGGCCACCTTTTTCTCGAACTCGATCTTGCTGGCGATGTCGCCCGCCCGCTTGTTCATGTCCTCAAGGTCGAGATCGCGCTGGGCAATCACGTCCTTGTCTTCGGACTCGATCGCACGCACGGCGTCGATCCGGTTGGCGAGTTCCACGGCCTCGTCCTGCAACTTCTTGAGCTTGTCCACGCGGTATGTCTCCGTAGGCGGTATTGCCTGTGGAGTCCACGATGCCTTTAGCGGGCAGCCCTCTTGCAGTAACGCACTTCCGAAAGTGTTGTTTTCACAAACACGACGCCACGGGCTCCGCAGCGCGGGCACCTGACGTACCGCTGCCGCTCGTCGCCGCAGGCGCGGCTCGACCGGGTACGCAGACGCTCGCCGCATTGGCAACGTGGCTCAGACATTCCGCAGCCTCAGGGACCACGCCGCAGCTGCGTCACGCACGAGCGAACGCTGCACAACCTCGGCAGCGGCCTCAGGCTCCGCTGGCGTTTGCGAAGCCAGCCACGCCTCATACGACCGCATCGCCACAGTAGCGGAGGTGGCGGGGTACGCTGGCACGAGTACCGGCCCAACGTCATACAGCCCGCTCACCTCTCGGATTTGCCGGACGGCACCGCCGTCTTCGCCGGTACGGAACGCTTCGCCGTCCTTACCCACCGTAAACGCAAACGACGAGCCGCGCACGTCACGCCGCTGGATCAGTTCCATCACGTCGGCCCGGCTCATCGGTGGCGTGACAACGTACCGCAAGCCCTTGTCATCGGACGAAAGCTCAAGCGTGCCGCTTGAAGTGCGACCCAGCACGATGTTGCTGTCGTGGTTGAACAGTGCCACAACGTCTTGCTTTCCACGCTGCCGGTTTAGTATGCGGTCAAACGCACCAGGCATGATTTCTTCACGGAAGCCGCCGAGGTCGAGGCTCAGCCGGTTGTAGACCGCAGCGTAGCCGATGATGGCCGAGCGACCGTCTGCCCGGCTCTCGATCACCAGTTCGTTGTCATCCTCAAAGGCGAAGTCACGCCGCTCAATTTCCATCGGTGCTGTCCTCCTGTTCGGCCTGGTCTTCGGCGTCATCAGCCGGGCTGTCTTCTTCCTCGGCTGGCGGCGCTGGCGGCTCCGGTGCCAATGGCTCCTCGCCAACCTTGTCGAGCGTGGTCATGTTCAGCTGCACGAAGTGCTGGTCGCCATCCGGCCCGATCGGGTTCAGGTTCTCAAGCTCGCGGATCTCGTTGATCGTCATCCAGCCGTTCTGGAGAGCCGAGACGTAGTACGCCGACCGGCTGGCGTGGTCGCCACGGAGCAGGCCGCTGACGCTGTGTTCGGCAAAGTACGTCTCGTCATCAACGATGAGATCGCGGGAGATCGCGGCTTCCCATCGCTTCAGATGCGGCAGCAGGCAGTGCTGCACGAACTCCGTGCCCTGCACCTCGATGTTGCTGTAGGTACTGCGGGTCAGGTCTTGAATCATGTGCGGCGGCACGCGGAACGCCCGGCAGATCTCAATCACCTGATACTGCCGCGTCTCAAGGAACTGCGCCGCCTCATTGCTGCCGCTAAGTTCGTGGGCCTTCACGCCGTTGGGAAGCACTGCCGTGCGAAACGCGCGATCCGGGCCACGGTGCATCCGCTCCCACTGTTCGCGGAGTCGCTCAGCGGCTTCGATCGGAATCGGGTTCTCTGACTCCAGCACGATGCCGGGCCTGGCACCGTTGCCAAAGTACGTCGACCCGTGTGCCTCAAGGGCCTGTGCCAGCCCGATGGCGTTGCGGAATAGCTGGTATGTAGGCACAGGCTTCACGCCGTCCTCAGTCGTGAACCGCAGGGCAAAGATCTGCTCCTGTGCGTACACAGTCTGCTTGCCGCTTGGCTCGCGGTAGAGATACCGCAGCCTGCCGTCCTCCAGCCGCTCAACGTCCATGCGGCTGCTGTGCAGCGGCCACAACTCTGATACGGCACCACGGGCACCTGGGCGGATCTCGGCGTAGCTCGCACCGTAGTGCAGGTACATGCCGGTCATCCAATCGCGGAACTCCTGCGCCGTCTGCCACGGATTCGGCTGCATGTGCAGGAGCCGATAGACAGGATGCTGCGTAGCCTTCTGCTTGCCGCCGTTCGCCATCCGCTCAAAGACGTGCAGCGGCAACGACGATACAGCGTCAGAGATCACCCTGATGCACGCCGTGTAGGCCGAGCAAGCCATGCTGTTGTCAGCGTTGACGCGGATGCCGCTGGGTGTGCGGGTGCTCGATACCTCGGTCCACTCAATGCCGCGAAGATCGTACATCCGAAAGTCGGCGATACCGTTTTCGCTCATAAGGTGATGATGTCCCACGATTGATCAGGCGGTGCTGCCGTCGCAGTGGCGTGAAGCCCGAGGCCCATTACCAGCGACACGATGCCGTCGATCCGTTCGGTTGATTTCGCCTTGCTCGGTTTAATGTTGCCCTGGTGGTCGCTCTGCACCGCCACGTTTGCAGCCATCCACGACAGCACCGGATGCCCTGCGTGCCGGATCTTTTCCGATAGCACGTAGTTCTCAAGGGCACGACTCGGACTCGACATCGAGCCGTATCCCTGTCCAAACCCTACGATTTCAAGCCCGTCTCCTTGCAGTTGCGTAGCCAGTTGCGTGGCGTTCCAGCGGTCAATGCCCAGCTGCCGAATGTTGTATTTCTGCGACAGTTCGACGATGTCTCGCCGGATCACGTCGTAGTCGGTGACGTTGCCATCGGTGGCCCTGATGCACCCGTCGCGTATCCACCCGATGTAGTCCACTTTGTCGCGCTGTGTCCGCTCAGCGGCGTTGTCCTGCGGCACCCAGAAAAACGGCAGCACGTCAAAAGTGCCGTCATCGTCCTGGCTCACCAGCACCAACGCCGACAAGTCCGTGGTGCTTGCCAAGTCCAGCCCGGCATACCACTCTCGCTTCTCCAGATCGTCACGCAGCGGCCCGCCGCACTTGGCCCACGCATCAGGCGAAAGCCACCGCACGTCCTGCGTCGTCCAGACGTTGAGCCGGTATCGCAGAAATGAGTTCAGCTTGGACGGTGACTGATCGGCTTCGCGGGCATCAGCGGCAAACGACTCCACCGTGATCGTCTCGCCGAGCGACGGGTTCGCCTTGTGCCACGTCTTTTCGTCCTTCCAATCGTCCTCGGGTGACGCAGCGTAGATGCACCCAAAGAACGCCGGGTCCACGCTTGGGTCTGCCATACACCGCTCCGCGTAGGCGTGCTGCTCCCAGCAGATGCTCTTGCGGTCATAGCCTGCCGTCGTGATCGACAGCAGCAAGGGCTGCCGCCGTGCGGCACCGCCATACCGCAGGGCATCCCACAGCCGCCGGTCTCGCTGGGCGTGCAGCTCGTCGAAGAGCAGAGCGTGGATATTCAGCCCTTCCGCCCGGAACGCATCGGCACTCAGCACCCGATAGAACGAGTTGCTCGCCTTATGCACGATCGTCTTGCGGCTGTCGATCACCTCCAGGTGACGTGACAACGCAGGAGAAGCTCGCACCATACTCGCCGCCTCGCGGTAGATGATGCCCGCCTGCTCCCGGTCGCAGGCCGCGCCGTACACCTCGGCACCAGGCTCCGAGTCAAACGCTGTCATGTACAAGGCGATGCCCGCCAGCGTGGTGCTCTTCCCCTGCTTCTTCGGCAGTTCGATGTACCCGATCCGGTGCTGCCGCGTGCCGTCAGGGTTCAGCCTGCCGAAGAGTTCCCGCAAGACGTGGTGCTGCCACGGCAGCAGGATGAACGGCTTGCCAGCGTTCTGCCCCTTGCTGTGACGCAGGATCTTCTCAAAGAAGTGAACGACACGCTCGTACTTCTTCTGTCCTTCCGGGCAGAGATCACGCGCCGTGGATCTTGAAGAAGTCTTCGACTTCGTCGCTCGGCTTCTCTTCCTTGCCACCAAGTCTCACCCTGCTTGAAGGGGTCAGCCCAAACTCGCCCATTAGCGAAGCCTGAAGGCTCACTAATCCGCGATATAGCGGGCCAGCCGGGTTGGGTTTCACGCCACCCAAGTCCGTGTGCATCACCGGGCCGCTGGCCCGCAACTCCAAAAGGCACGCCTGCGTAGCAGCGTACACCTCGCACAAAGTCGCGAGCGCCTCGCCATCGGCCATCGTCAGCGTGCCCAGATCGAGCAAGAGCGGCACGAGTTCCTGCCACTTCTCCACCGCGACCGGCTCGACCATCAACCGCTTCGGCATCGGCGGCGCGCCGGGCGGCGCTGGCAGGTCGGGCCGGATCTTCCGCTTGCCGGGATTGCCGAGCAGCTTCTTGACGTTCGCCGGTTGCGGTTTGCGTCCTGCTTTCGCCATCGGTCAAAAACCTCGCTGGATTTTGCGGCCACACACGCGCGAG